ACCCGGCCTGTTGATATTCTGCTGGCCCGGATTGCCCTGGATGCCATCTCCGGCAGCCGGGATTTCAGCGGGCTCCGGGAACAGGCGGCGGCTCTGGCCGCGTTTTTGACCGGCCTGGGACCGGAGGTCGTGGACCGGTATTCTGTTCTGCTGGGGGAGGTGCGGATGAAATGCAGACGGTAAAAACCGACGTGGAAATTCGCCTCCCGGAGGAGACGGTCAACTACCTCCAGAGGCTGGACTATGAGCTGGGAGGGCTCCAGGTCCTCCACACCCACGCCCTGAACGCCGGGACGCCCCTGGAGAAGCGGATGGAGATCCGGCGGGAGTACCAGGAGCGGTATGCCGAGTACCAGCTGGCCAAGCAGGAGATGTGGGCGGAGTTCGACGCTCAATATCCCAACTGCCGCTGGCGGGTGGATTTTCAGGAAGGGGTGTCAACGCCGATATGAAATTGTAAGAAAACGCCGAAGAAATTTTGTAGTTTTTCGGCGGGGGTGGGTAACAA